TTACGCCGAAGCGTGAATCACCTCTTCGCGAACCGCCTCGTCCTCTGCCTCTTCCTGCACCGTCTTCGGCAGCGCTATCGACAGTACCTCTTCGATCCGCGTAGCGTAGTGGATCTTCACGTTGTCGATCTGATCCGGCGTCAGGTCTTCGTCCACCTGGGTCTTGCACTCCAGGGGAAGAATCACATCCCGCACTCCCGCGCGCTTGGCCGCAAGGAACTTCTCCTTGATGCCTCCCACCGGCAGCACGTTGCCGCTCAGCGTGATCTCGCCGGTCATCGCCGTCAGCGGATGCACCGGTGTGTCCGTCAACAGACTCACCAAAGCCGTCGCCATCGTGATGCCCGCCGAAGGACCGTCCTTCGGGATCGCTCCCGCCGGAACGTGGATATGAATATCCGTGTCCTTCGTGAAGTCCTGCTCGAGGCCGAACTTCCCTGCGTTCGAGCGCACCCAGGTCAACGCGGCCTGCATGCTCTCCTTCATCACGTCGCCGATCTGACCGGTGATCGTGAATCCGCCCTTACCCTTCATCTTGTTCGCCTCGATGAAGAGCACGTCTCCTCCTGCCGGAGTCCACGCCAGGCCAACCGCCACGCCCGCACGCTTCGTCCGCTCGGCGATCTCCGTATCCACGCGGACCTTGATCCCGCCCAGAAACTCGTGAATCACCTCAGGCGTAATCGTGATCTTCTCCGTCGCGCCCTCTGCGATCCTGCGAGCCACCTTGCGGCACACCGTTCCAATCTGCTGCTCCAGCCTGCGCACACCGGCCTCACGCGTATAGTGCCGCGCTACCAGCGCCACACTCGTCGTCGGGAAGTCGATCATCGCAGCATCCACACCGTTCTCCTTCAGCTGCCGGGGAACCAGATACCGCTCCGCGATGTTGACCTTCTCCTCTTCGGTATAACCCGTCAATTCGATGATCTCCATGCGGTCCAGCAACGGTCCCGGAATCGTATCGAGCTGGTTGGCGGTGCAGATAAACAGCACCTTGCTCAGGTCGAACGGCTGATCCAGATAGTTGTCGCGGAACGTGTTGTTCTGTTCCGGGTCCAGCGTCTCCAGCAGCGCGCTCGCCGGATCGCCACGAAAATCGCGGCCCAGCTTGTCGATCTCATCCAGCATGAAGACCGGGTCGTTCACCTCCACCCTCTTCAGGTGTTGAATGATCTGCCCAGGCAGCGCGCCGATGTACGTTCTCCGATGTCCGCGGATCTCCGCCTCGTCGTGCATGCCGCCCAGCGAGATGCGCGAGAACTTGCGTCCCAGAGCCTTCGCAATCGACCGCCCAAGCGAGGTCTTACCCACGCCCGGAGGCCCGACGAAGCAAAGAATCGGTCCCTTCATATCCGGCTTCAGGCGACGCACCGAGAGGTAGTCCAGGATGCGGTCCTTCACCTTCTTCAGGCCATAGTGGTCCGTATCCAGAATCTCCTTCGCCTTCTTGATGTCCACCTCGGTCGCCGAGCTCTTCGACCACGGCAGAACCGCCAGCCACTCCACGTAGTTCCGTGTCAGGCTGTAGTCCGCAGCCATCGCGTTCATCCGGCTCAGACGGGCGAGCTCCTTCAGCGCGTCCTTCTTCACCTCATCCGGCATTCCGGCAGCTTCAATCTTCTCCTTCAGCTCAGCGATGTCCTTCTGGCTCTCGTCCACATCGCCAAGTTCCTTCTGAATCGCCTTCAGCTGCTCGCGCAGGTAGTAGTCCCTCTGCGACTGCTGCACCGAATCCTGCACCTCGGACTGAATCTTGTTCCGAAGCTGCTGGACCTCGATTTCCTTGGCGAGGTGCTGGTTGATCCGCTCCAGACGCTTGGTCACGTCCGGCGTCTCCAACAGCTCCTGCTTGTCGGTCGTCGTCAGGAACGGCAGCGACGAGGCGATAAAGTCCGCCAGGCGTCCCGGTTCCTCGATGTTGATCGCAATCGTCTGTAGGTCGTCCGACAAAGTCGGCGACGAGGTCACGATCTGCTGGAACTGGCTCACCACGTTACGCTCGAGAGCCTCGAACTCCGGCGTCTTCTCCGGTATCGTCTCAGCGATTACCTCGAACTCCGCCGTCATGAACGGCTGCAGCTGCGTGAACTCGCCCAGGTGCACACGCTCATTGCCCTCTGTAAACACAAAGAGGCTCTGGTTGGGCATCTTCACGACCTTATGAACAGTCGCACGCGTGCCCACGGCATAAAGGTCGGCCGCCTGGGGAGTATCCTGCCGCGCGTCTCGCTGGGCCACCACGAGAATCGACTTCTCCTCGCCCAGAGATTGAATCAGTTGGATAGAGCTTTCGCGGCCCACCGTTAAAGGAAGCACCGCATGCGGAAAGAGAACCGTATCGCGTACTGGCAGAACCGGAACCGGCCGCCCGCCGTTCGCGCCCTCGCTCCCTTCGGAGTTTTTAGCTGTCGGTTTAATTACACTTACGAAGTCGTTTGCCATTGAGTGCCCTTCTATCAAATTATCAGATATAGGATGCAGCAACTGTTGCATAAGTCGCAAACATCCAAATCAACCCCAAAAGACCGGGCAACCCGAGCCCAGGACAGCCATACCCATCGACAAAACTCTTCTCATGACTCTCTTCGACGCCTCCTTACCCTCTCCCGTCATCGGCAGCCGTCCCTAAATCAACAGGAGATTTCCACCGCCAATCTTCGCCCTCGATCCACTCGCTATCACCATCCACTCGCCATCGCCAGCCACTTCTCCATCATTCATTCCCCATCATTCTCCACCCAATCACCCCGTCATTCTGAGGCGAAGCCGAAGAATCCCTGTATTTCTGTGAGTACCAGAATTAGATGACAGCAGCGGGATACGGCGGGGGACGGCGGGAAATCGCGGGATGAGCGCGTATTTATTGGTCGATTCGCACATCGGGAATGACTTCCGTTGGACCGCCGTTACCAGAATTAGATGACAGCACCCGCAGGTACTTCCGTTGGATTGACGCTCTAAGTCATTGATTCTTGGTTCCAGAGAATGAGAAATCCAACGGAACAAGAGGAAATTGCCTCGACGAGCATCAGGCGAGATTGAGAATTGGGCATTTTCTCCAAGAAATTGGCCAATTTGCCACCGAAAAATCCAACGGAAGTCATCCGAAAACGATCAATCCAACGGAACTGGGACTTGCTCAGTCTGAATTGTCAAAGAAACGAGTCCATGCTCTTGTTGCATTTCGCGTCCGGAAGGTCCAATGACCGTCCGGACGCGAATTACTTGATGGAATATCTCTCTATCTTGCGTGCAAAGAATGGCGCAATACGGTTCTGCTGGAACCATGCGGTCGGATGGGTTCCGTCGACCGTGAGAGTCGGGTTATTGGCGTTGCAAAGCCCCATCTCGCTATAGCAGTCCAGCACAGGGATGCCGTACTGGAGTCCGGCTACGGCCACATCCATATCGTGGACCTGTTTCAACAGTGCCAAGCCAGCCGGGGACGGAAGATTACCGACCCCTTCAGGACTGCCGGTCTCCGCGTTCTGGTTGTTGGACTGATACGGCGAGGCCTTGACGATGCGGAGGTTCTGATTCCAGGTCAGGAGCTGCTCGATGACACCCTTGAGCTGGGAGCAATATGTGTCAGCGGACGGGAACGTAACTCCATTTGCGTTCGCGGTCCCGACGCTCACCGGATCGCTTGCAGTTCCGATATTGCCGGTCGACGTTCCGCTGAGGTTTGTTCCCAGCCAGATGACCACCACGTCAAGGTTCTGAAAGATCGCCTGCGTTGGAGCTGTCACACCCGTGTTGCCGGTGTTATCCAGCGCATTGTTCATCTTTCGCCCCGGCCATGATAGGGAGTACGTATCCTGCATGCCGGTGATCGCGGCGACCAGCGTTGAGAGCTTGAGGTTGCTGCCCTGACCATAGGAGATACTGTCACCCAGCCATCCCACCTTGACGCCTGAGAGCGGCTGAGCAGCATTCCTTGCCACCAGATCAAAACCCTGACCGACAAACGGACGATAGCTCGACGGGAACGTAGCTCCCTGCACGACCATCGCCGTGTTGATATTGTCGATCTTGCCGACGTCTCCGGTACCACTGCCGTTGATATTGAAATAAGGCCAGTAGTACGCCGCATTCGCAGGAACATTGAGCGTGGTGTTGGCTGGGATTCCGACTTGTGCCTGCCAGAATGCTTTCAGGTCCGCTCCCATCGGCAGGAAGTTCCCATCGACATCCATGAACGCTGGTCCATACCCAGCCATCGTGTGCAGGGGCTTGTTTGCAGTGACGGTGCCGCCCGCAATGACAGGAATCGGACCGTAGAGGTTGAATCCATTGTTCCCTGCCGTGACAGCGGGAATGGCGTTCACATTCGCATAGTGAATTGCGGCGTTGACCTGCACGCGATTGAGGTCGAGAAGATTTGCGTATTGCGCGAAGTAACCCTGAATACTGTTCTTCGTATCAGTGCCGATCTTGAGAAGCTTGCTGTCTACGACCTCTGGAGGGTAGTACCCGAACGCTGTATAGGTCGACGGAACCACGCTGCCCGCCACTACCATAATCTGCCCCACTGGAACCGGAGCCGCGTTCACAGCATCGGCCACGATTGCCGAGTAGAAGCGGAAGAATGCCGCTCCTGCAGGTACGGGGATGGGAGTGTTGGCCGCTACGGGAGCGGACAGAGAGGAGATAAAGGCTTTGTCGATCCCGTAGAAACAGCACGAAAAGCCCGACTGAGCAGCCATCAAGCTGTTCGAGATGATCTGTGTCAGTCCCCCAACATAGAGGAAGTCCGACATGTAGTAATTCGATCCGCTGGTTGCCAACGGAGCGCCTGTGGCCGCGCTGGGAGCTTGGTTCGGAACGATTGTGGCTTTGTTGAAGATGTTGCGTCCCGTGGGGAGCTGCGCAGAGACACCGGCTCCAACGCTGGCTCCGACCAGAGAGCTGACCTGGGCGACCTTGTTGTCTACGACTTCGGGCGGATAGTAGCCGAATGCGGTGTAGGTCGACGGCAAAACGTTGCCTGCGACAACCATGATCTGACCTACTGGAACGGGAGCTGTATTTACGGAATCTGCCGCAACTGCCGAGTAAAAGCGAAAGAGCGCAGCTCCCGCAGGAACCGCGATGGGAGTGTTGGCAGAAACGGGAGCCGACAGAGAAGATATAAAACTTCCATCGATTGCATAGAAACAGCATGAATAGCTCGACTGATCGGCCATCATGCTATTCGAGATGATCTGGGTGAGACCTCCGACGAAGAGGAAGTCAGACATGTAATAGTTTGCGCTGCCAACCGACAGCGGTGCTCCTGTTGTTGCGCTGGGAGCTAGGCCAGACGTAATCGTCGCCTTATTGAAAAGATTGCGTGAGGTAGGCAGCTGCGCGGAGACACCAGTTCCAACGCCACTGCCGAGCAGCGGCTTGCTCACATCGCCTGGAGCGCCCTTCAAAGAAGCAATCCACTGAGCCTGCGTACCGGAAAACCCGCCTTCTACAGCGACCTGATAGGCCGAATCTCCCTGAGGTCCGGTCTGAATTGCTACGCCGTCTGTCAGCCGTGGAATGTAATTGTCAAAGTTATCAGCAGAGCCTGTTGGCTGATAGGACGTATAACCCGGCCCGAGAACGTTGGGGCCACCTTCAACGACGAAGACCTGTACGTGATAACTGATGTTCTTGGGCTCTGTCTTCACGGTGTCACAGAGTGAAAGCGAGAATGCTCCATTGGTGATCTTTGCGGCAATTGTTGTGGCGGTGACCGCACCGCCGCCATCTGGCCTGAATGAAGCTAACTTCTTTCCATCTAAAGTCGGAGTAAAGGTGATGGTGCCTGACTTGATCTTGTTGCCTGAAGCATCACAGACATTTGTTCCGCTGATATTGGTCACTTAGGACGTACCTCGCAAATGATACTCACCAACGTAACTTCGGAGAGATCGGATTCAATACCTCCGATGCGGAGCATCTCCACTTTGCGTACATTGCGAACGGGCTCCTATTCCAGCGAGTATTCATCAATCAGGTGTCCGATGTGCTTCTCCACCGAGTCACGCACAACACGATACGGACTGTTCTTGCAGAGGGGACGAATCTTGTACCCCTTGAGCGTTCCGTCATCGAGCATGTTGCGGATCGTCGTCTGGCAGACGCCAAGCAGCTCGGCGGCGCGGGCCGTCGAGATGGTGCGCCCTGGACTCCAGGGCATGAGCATCTGATCTCGCTGGAGATTGTCTCGCTTGTCCCACTTATTCATTGCTTCCGCTCCTGAGAGATAGGCTGCATGCGCTTCAGCGCCCAGTAGACGCGGTTGCCCGATCAACATCGAAGAGATGCGTCAGGGTATCAAGGACGACGATACCTTCAATCAGGAGTTCCGTTGCTTCTTCCTGAAGGCCGTGGGTGCATGGCTGGACAAGGAACTTATCCTTGCGTGTCAGGATGCGGGAGCTACAGTTGATTGGCCAAATGGTTATGTCAGCCGCAATCCGCTCTTCAGTGGCATCGACGTTGCGAGAGATCGCGATGCTACGGTGCTCTGGCTGGCAGAGCTGATCGGTGATGTGCGATGGACCCGTATGGTGTATCCACTGCACTCCGTCTCATTCCCCAAGCAGCATGAACTGCTGCACCCGTGGGTGAATATGACACGTCGCACAGCAATCGATAAGACCGGCATCGGTAGTGGCCTATTCGATTATCTGAACGAATCGAATCCTGGTCGCGTGATGGGTGTGTCGTTTGGCGGCACAAATGATGCGGGTGTCCGTATGAAGGTTGATCTGGCGATGCGCCTGAAAAAGAACATGCAGAAGAGCCTCTGGCGTATCCCCTACGATCCGCAGACCGTTCTGGAGTTCAGCGCAATCAAGCGCGAAGCCACCGCTTCTGGCGTCACTTTCGATGCACCACGTATCGAGGTCGAGAGCGCCGTTTCGGGTGCGAAGAAAAAGAAGCTCTTTGTTCACTCGGACCGCTTCTGGGCTGCAGCTCTCTGCGATCTCGCATCTGCTGGCTCGTCGCTATCGACCGAGACCACAACTTCACAGACGCAATCCACACACTCGCAGTCGGCAGGTTATCAATGATCGGAAACACTACGGCAGATCTCACTCCTCCCCCCAACGATCCCAATCCGGCTCCTCCGGAGAAGGGAGCCTTACTCTCGCCCGAGATCCTCTTTCTCAACGAAGGATCGACGTATCGTCTGGGTTCGGCCTTCGCTGGGACAGCCGATCCTACTGCGGTTTGGCAGAAGATGATTACTAACTCCTTCGACGCGATCCTCTACTACCGCGAGCTGGAGGAGAAAGACGAGGATGTCGGCGACGCCGTCGATGAGATGAAGCTCTCCGTGACGAAGCGTGCGTGGCAGGTACTGCCGAAGGATGACTCCGCGAAGGCAATCGACGCCGCCAACTTCATCAAGGCACAGATCGACTCGCTGAAGTGTTGGGACAACGCGGTCAATTCGATTCTCGACGCTCCCTTCTACGGGTACTCAGTGCAAGAGATGATCTTCGATGTCAGCTCCGGACAGGTATCGCTCTTGGACATCCGCGATTGCCCACAGGAGCTTTTCCGGTTTGCTCCGGTCAACTACCCGCAGATCGGGCCGCTCAGGATGAGTAATTACATCGGCGACGATGGCGTTCCAGTCCCTGAGCAGAAGTTCATCGTCTACAGCAGCCGCATGCGTGCGGGGAATCGGATGGGCCGTCCTCTCATGCGGAACATCTACTGGCCTAGTTGGTTCAAGCGTAATCTGCTGCGACTTTGGATGAGGCTTGCAGAGAAGGGACCGGGAACGGCGGTCGTGAAGTACAACGAAGGGGCTGCGGATAAGGAGAAGAGGGACGCTCTCGCTTCTGCGGAGGCGATCATCAACTCGGTAGCGATTGCGGTGCCCTCGAACTTCGAGGTCGTGCAGGAGCTGCTGACTGGAGCGAGGACACAGAACCCGGACGTCTATGCGAAGCTGCACGACAAGCTGGAGGAGAAGATTTACCGGCGTATTGTTGGGTCGACGCTGACAAGTCACGGAAGCTCTGAAGGTAAGGGCACACAAGCTCTCGGCAACGTTCATGCGGAGACGAAAGATCAGCGTTCCGTCGAGTTCACGCGGCGGCTCAATCGCGTACTGAACGATAGCTTGGTGCGCAATCTTGTGCTGTGGAACTTCGGGCCGGACTGCCCGATGCCCACGCTTGGTTATGAGGTCGAGAACGAAGAGGATCTCGTCGAGCGCATGAATATCGATAAGGGCGCACAGGAAATGGGCGTGCCGATCACCTCGAAGTACATGCACACGAAGTATGGAATCCCGCAGCCGGAAGAGGGGGATACCATTCTCGTCCCTCAAGTGGGAGCCTCATCACCAGCGGCTTTGGCAAGTCAGCCGCAGTTCAGTGATGGCCGCGACAAACAGGTGAAGGAAGAGTTCGCGGCCTTCGACACATTGATGAATCAGTTCCGTGACGAATCTCTTGCTGACGCCAAGCAGCGTCTGCAACAGGTAACGGCAGCGGCTTTGCACAGTCATGGAGCTTCGGCCTGATGCAACGAAGCCTCTCAGATCGATTCGCAGACTATCAGGCAGGATTCAACCTGCTTGGGCGTCTCACCGTGCTGAAAGCAGCGAGACAGAAGACGGGCAAGATTCTGCCGCTCATGTCGGGTTCGCATCTCTTTGCAGATGCGTTGCCCGATGAGAGCGCGATCTATACGAGCTTTGAGCTTCCACCGACTGGTGCGCTCGATTATCTTCGCAGCCTGACGCCTGTAACGCGGGATGTCTTCGACGGCCTGAGCAAGCAGTACAAGGCCGATGCCATCACAGTCACCGGCCTCACCGACCAGCGTCTTCTGCAGAAGATCCGCGACGAGCTGGCTGAGGTTGTGCTGCAGGGCGGCACAAAGGATGAGTTCCGCAGTGCTGTTGATGCAATGACCGATGCGGCTGGCGTAGCGCGGCTGGCTGGCCCGACGATTGATACCGTGTTCTCGTCGAATGCGCAGAAGGCTTACTCGGTGGGCCGCTATGAGCAGATGACGGATGGCCCTGTCCTGGAAGCGCTACCGTTCTGGCAATACTGGACCGTGGGAGATAATCGCGTGCGGCCTGAGCATGACGATCTGGACGGCTTCGTAGCGCGTGCGATAGATCGTGTGTGGATGAAGATCTATCCGCCATCGGGATTCGGATGCCGTTGCTCTGTTGTGTCGATCACGGAAGCGGAAGCGCTTCAGATCGATAAGAACGCATCGGAAGATGGTATGTTGAGATTGCCTATTCGAGTTATGGAGCTTGTACCGCAAACTGGGTATACTTCACTTCTCGCCGCATAAATCCAGTGTTTGCGCGGCCTCTCTTCTCTCAAACCATCCCTACAAATTGCATGTAAACAACGCGCACGAAGCTAACAAGCTACGTGCGCGTTCTTACTGTCTGACATCTACGCTGTGACCTGTGAGCACACTCAACGGTCAATGGCTGGACGTATTTCGTGCAGGCGATTACGGCGACAAGGGCAACTACTCTATCGCCAATCTCGCACAGATGTGCGCTAACTACGATGCCTCCAAAGATGAGGTTCCTTTTGTTCTGGGCCATCCGTCGAATGACGGCCCCGCCTATGCCTGGACAAAAGCTCTACGCATGCAGGGCGATCTTGTGCAGGCGCTTGCTGGTGAAGTCGATCCTGCGTTCGACACTGCTGTGAAGGCTGGCCGCTACAAAAAGCGTAGCGTGGCGTTCAAGCAGCATCCTGATGGCTCGCTCAAGATGCCACTGGAGCTGCGCCACATCGGCTATCTTGGCGCGATGCTGCCCGCCGTCAAAGGGCTGCGCGATGCGAAGTTCGGCGATGACCGTTTCAGCGAGATCGAGTTCTCGGAAAACCCAAAGGGAGATGTTATGGACGAAAAGAGTATTTTGAATGCCATCAAGGCCTTCTTCGCAGAGACATTTGGATCGAGTAATCCCGCTCCCACCGGGGGGTTGACTCAGGTTCAGATCGATGCGGCGATTGAGCGTGCAACGGCGAAGTTCACCGAAGAGCTGAAGGCAGAGCGCGAGGCGCGTGTTGCAGCCGAGGCACGGTTTAGCGAGTTTCAGACGCAGGTCTCGGCGACCAACGGCAATGCCCGCGCTGCCACACTGATCTTCGACCTGAAAGAGAAGAAGCATTGGCTGCCCGCGTTCGACGAGATGGGTGTTCCCGCACTCTTCACAGCGCTTACGGCTGAGCACCCGATTGAGATTACCTTCGGCGAAGGTGACAAGCAGCAGAAGGTGGATGCCGCGCAGATGCTTGCGAATGTGCTTCACGGCCTCGGGAAGATTGTTCCTGAAGGCGCACTCTTCGCCAGCGGTGGCACGGTCGAGACGCCGAAGTCAACGCCCAGCGGCAATGGCACTCCTGTCGATCCGGGTTCCGCTCTCTTCCACGAACAGGTTGTCACTCGTTCGAAGGAAAAGAACATCCCTTACAACGACGCGCTGAAGCAGCTCAACGCCGAGGGCAAAAGCTCAGCCACCTACGGGGGCGCGTCAACCGGCGCGGTTTAGACATACCAGACCCGGCATGTCCGTCTGCGACATAAGCTCGCAGAGCCCACAGGGGAGGGGGCGGGCCTCCCCTGTTTCACTATCTCGCAGTACAGGAAGGATCGAGCAAATGGCACTTCGGAAGGTTGGTCCCCAGGGACATAGCAGTTTGAAGTCGTATCCCGCCGAGTCTGCTCTCACTCGCGGCTATGGCGCGAAGGTTGGAGCACTTGAGGGCAACTGCACGGCGATTACGGCTGCCGGTGCAGCAGGTATCGGCATCGTCAGCGAGAGCTGTGCGCAGGGCGATAACGCGGCGATCACTCGCTTGGGTGATTCGGTTGCCATTGCAGGAGCTGCAGCTACTCAGGGCCAGTGGGCGAAGTTTGACGCCACTGGCCGTGTGATTCCCGTCGCTAAGGCCGCAGGCACCACGGAAGAGGTGGTTGGTCGTTTTGAGTCCAGCCCCACAGCGGCCAATGACGAGTGCATCATCTTCGTCAATCCCTTCACCCTCACCACTCCCGCTGCTTAGTCGGGACGCTTTTCACTCTGACCTCGGAGGTCGCTCATCATGCGTGTAACACCCCCTCTCACTGGCCATCTGGATATGGCCATCTCCAACTTCATCAAAGGCTATCGTCAGCCTGAGCAGTCGATGTTGCAGGACTTTCTTTTCCCGCGCCTTCCGGTGATTCGTTCGAACGATCGCTACTGGGTTTACGGGAAGGAGAACCTGCAGCTCACAGAAAAGACGGGCCGTGCATTTGGAACGTCGCCGCAGGAAGCTCGCTTCACCGTTTCGAACGACTCCTACTCGTGCAAGTCGAACGCTCTCAAAGCGACGATTGCGGATGAAGATCGCGATAACTACACCATCGGAGACCTCAATCGCGACACGGCCCAGCTGCTGCAGGATAAGAACCTTCTCTCCCGCGAAGTTCGCGTGAAGAATATCGTCACGAACTCGGCGATCTATCCCGCTGGCAATACACTGGCGCTTGGCGCTGCAGCTCAGTGGGACAACTTCGCCACCAGCGATCCTGTCATGGACGTGAAGCGTGCGGCACGACAGGTGAAGAGGACTGGACAGAAGCCGAATCTGTTCACTTGCTCCGGCGACGTGTTTGATGCGCTTTCTGTCAATCCGAATCTGCGCAAGGATGTACGCTTCGCGCAGGTCACCGGACCCCTCAATGAGCAGCAGGTTGCTACAGCACTCGGTATCGAGAAAGTCGTTGTGGGTGACGCCATCTACAACGACGGCAGCGATGAGAACAGCTTCCTCTGGTCGAACTTTGCGATGCTGTTGTATTGTCCGCAGGGTGTGTCTGCGCCTGCTGGTGTTCTGAGTGGTACCGGAGCCGAGGGCAGCATCGGACCTAAGGATTTGTCGTTCGGCAAGTCCTTCACCTGGACAACGGCACCCAGCACGGTTGATGGATATGGCGTGATAGTCTCTCGTCACCCCGATGCAACCGCGAAGTCCGACGTGGTGGGTGTCGATTGGTACACCGATGAAAAGGTGACCGGAGCCGATTGCGGCTTTCTGTTTACGACACCACTTGCCACTCCCAGCAACTAAGCAGTCCTCCCCATAGCTGAGGCGGCCTCAAGCCGCCTCAGCCACACCCCCTCGAATCCAGGAGTAGTTATGGCACCGAAAAACGCAACGTCGCCGACGCATCGCGCTCTGCGTCCCATCAGGCTCAGCAAGGAACTCTCCTACAAGCCGGGCGATCTCATTTCGCTTACTGATGAACAGGCTGAAGAACTTGGTCTCTCTGTTGTGGAGCCTTACTTCGTTCCTGTCTCCGAGATGACTTCCGAGCAGCTCATCCAGGCGGCGGCGGAGGCGAAGAGGCGTGAGGATGCAATCATCACGCCCGAGGGACAGCAGCTTCCCCCACTCGACCCAGATGTCGCAGCAATTCTCGAGGATGCCCGTATTTCGGGAAGCCCCATGCATCTGGTTGCCGCGAAGATCGCAGAAGCCACCAAGCCTGTCAGTTCAAAGAAACAAGCTGCTACTAAGACAGCTGAGACCCAGCCAGCGGAAGGCACTAACTAGCGATGGCTTACGCAACACAGGACGATCTTGTACCGCAGCGGTTGACGCTCAAGGATTTGATTGAGCTGACCGACGATACGGAGAACGATTACGATCCCGGGCATGGAGAGGTAAACACCGCTCTTGTGCAGCAGATCATGGTTGAGGCTTCCGGTCGGGTCGATAGCTTTTGCGGCCAGCGGTACAAGACTCCCCTGCAGGCGAGCGAGACGGTCAAAGGCATTACTCTCGACATCGCAATGTTTCTGCTCTTCACGCGGCGTCGTGAGACGCAACCAAGCGAGACGGTGGGCCAGCGATACGAGTATGCCATCAAGTTCCTGATGGCGATCTCTTCCGGCAAGGCATCGCTCGATCAGCCAGCAAATGCGCCTGCTCAGGGTTCATCGGGTGGGCCGGTGGTAACACAAGAGCCCGGGATTTTCTCGGACCACAATCTGCGGGGATGGTAGATGGCAACGGAGATTGTCCAGGTAAGCACAGATAACGTTGTTTTGGCGCTTGGCCGCTACGAGCTGGGCATTCGCCAAAACGACGAACTGATGCGCATTATCGGGGCAAGCCAGATGGTATCGGTGCGACGCACCTTTCGTGAGCAGGGCTCGCCTGCCGGCTCATGGGCTCCGCTGTCACCCAATACGATTTCCCGTAATCCTGCGAAGTATGGTTTCGGTCACAAGCTCCTGGTCGACAGCGGACGGCTGCTCAACTCGGTCACCTTTGCGGTTTTCACTGGTGGCGTCATCATCGGTACCAACCTCGTCTATGCAGCGGTCCACCAGTATGGCTCTGCAGATCGGCGCGGAGCCGCTATCGGGCCACAGGCCAGAATCGCAGGACGTAGCGTTACGGTTGGCTCACACCGTCGTCTGCGTGCGATCCACTACAAGCGCGTAGAGATTCAGCGTCCGGACGGCAGCACGATCATGGTTCCCCGACCCATGAAGACAGGCAAGCGGGCCATCACCGACAAGCGAGGCCGCGAGACGACAGTCACTGCCTCGTATCAGGGACCGCTCAACAAGGACATCGAGGTGAAGGTGCATGAGCGTTACCAGAACATTCCGCCTCGGCCTTTCCTCGTCATCCGGCCTGAAGATCCAGACCGCCACCGCGATCTGACGATTGCATACATTGGCCGTCAGCGTCAGCAGGCGGGTCTGCAGGGAGGAGAGTAATGGCTGGCAAAGTTCAAATTACTGCAGTAGAGAAAGCTCTGCTGGATCTTCTTCCCCGACGCCTGAAGGTGTCATACGGGCAGAACGTAGATGTGCAGACACTCGGCGGCACAGACTTCGACGATAACGGGCAACTGGTCCTGAAGAGCCCGGCCGTTCGGCTGCACTTCAACTCCGCAGCTTATGGCGATGCTCGCGACAACACGAAGACGACGCAGGGTGTCGATCTTCTATTCTCGGCCTTCTGCCGTCACGAGTCACTGCGCAGCCTGGCTAAATTCCGTTCGCAGACGCTTGAGCTGGTCGGCGCGCTCTCCGACGAGCTGGCGGGCGCGAGGCTGTTGCTTGAGGACGGCAGCCGCACGGAAGCAATCGGGCTCACCGGCGTAAATCAGGCTCTAGACGTTGCCGGACCTGTCGATCAGGTCTACGCGCTGAGCTTCACGGTTTCAGGCATCGCCACTTTCAGCGGTATCAATCGCGATCCGGAGGTTCACTGATGAGCGATAAAGTTACGATGACTCCTCCCCAGACTGCAACGGCTGCCGAGTCTGAGCCTTCACAGGCTCAGGCAGCCGCTCCGGTCGAGGCCGTGGCCGTCAGGGCCACAGCAGTTACACAAACGCCAGTAGCGGCCAATGCTGCGCCAACTAAGCGCATCTCCGATTGGGTGCAGGTTCAGCTCACCGATGCGGGACGCGAGTTCGCCGGTCCGTCTGGTGTCATTCACGTTGCTAACGGTCACATGCAGTACACCTTCAAAGGCACCGCCTCCACCCGCGTACTCCGTTATGCCGAGTGGGGGAAGGTGCTCTCGAAAGAAACCTTCAACGGGCAGCCGATCTTCGAGCTGGTTCCGGATAGTGCCAAATAAGAGAGGATATCGATGCCCCCTGTAAACTTCGAACCGCAAAGCAAAGTTCTCCGCGCCCTAGCGCTCTCCGCAAACAAACAGGCCGCATGGAATGGTCTTCTTCCCGATGCAGCCCTCACGCGCCTGCAGCGATTCGATGGTTCGGCAACCTTCGACATCGATCAGGATCGCCGGTCGGATAAAGAGTATTCCGGTAAGAAATCTTGGTTTGCCACCAATGGCCAGATCACTAGCAATTCGACCAAGGTATCCGGGCTGCGCTCCGAGTTGACTCCTTGGCTTGCGTGCTGGTTGTTCGGGTTCTGCATGGGCAAGGAAGTTACTACCGGGCAGGCCGCTCCCTTCACGCATGTTTATAACTTCGACCAGTCCACGCGACAGGCGACACCAACCAGCATCTACCTTGAGGACACCGATGACCTCAAATATAAGGTACAGGACATGGTGGTCAGCGACTACACGCTGACGATCCCGTCGAATGGCTCGATCACTGCCGACTACAACCTGATCGGCACAGGCCGTTACACTATCGCAGAGCTTGATCCGTTGCCCGCGATCCCGAACGAAGATTACTTCCTCGGCTCCGATGCGGACTTCCTGTGGGGCAACATGGGCGCTCCGCTCTCGATCCTCGGCCGCCACACGCAGACGACGTTGAAGGTCGATCACCAGATGATTCAGCATCGCGCCACCGGCATCGGCCTGAACGCTGGATTTATCCGTAAGGGCGATCCAACGTTCTCGCTGTCGAGCACAGTCGCTGCGAGTGCAACCGACGATGTGTTTACGCGGTACGTCAACAATACGAAGACCGCGCTCCGCATCACCGTTCCGATTGGTGCGGCGGCCTCGCTGCAGATCGATGTTCCTTCGGCCAACATCAAGACAAACAAGATGGGCTGGGATGGTGATATGACCATCTGGAATATCGAGATCGACGAGACGACGTGTTATCAGGCGGCAGGTGTTCAACCTCTGACGCTGACTGTTGTCAGCACCGATCCGGCATTCCTGCAGCTCCCAGTGGGCTCTTAGCTTTCCGGACGGCTGTGTAAGAGCAGCCGTCCGCTTCTCCTGGTTGTATCCACCGCACTACTTCGTGGTGGAGAGGTCCACACCCTCCTACGTGGCCTCAAGCAGTACGGGGTTCCTCACCCTGAGCCAAAGCAACAACTCTCAAAACTCCATTCACACAAAGGAATCCCCATGTTTGATCTCGCACAATCGCGCATCGTTCCGTTCACAGTCAGCGGTCACACGTATATCCTGACGCTCTCGCCTCCGAACAAGGCGCAGTGGCTGAAATACTTCGAGGCCATCGTCAACACCAGCGAACGGATCGACGGCAAACAGTCCAACGTCTTCGATACCAGCGCGGCAAAGACAAAACTTGCACAAGCGCTCCTCACCGATGCGAGTGGCTATCGCACCCTCGGAGGCAAGCCGCTGCAGGAGATGGAGAACTGGCAGAAGCTGGTACCGATCTCCCACTGCATGACGGCGGGAAACATCCTGGTCTCTGTCGGGAAGTCTGAGACCTCCGATGATGAGCCGATGCTGCTGGGTACTGAGGAGGTTCGCCTGGAGGCGCTTTACACCGCCAATAGTGAACGGACTAGCGTGGTCAAGTTGACCGACCTTATTCATCACTTCCAAACGCCCACGGTCGAGCAGCAGAGACGTTATACGAGCAGCATCAATCGTTCCTTTATCGTCGGTGGATCGCGTGCAGGCAAGACGGTATGGCAGGGCGGCCAGCGCGTCCTGATCGAGCTGTATGACGAGCTGATTCTCAGCGTTGAGGGATATGGCTTCAACGGCCATTGGCTCGAGGAAGAGCCAGTAGATTCCATCATCTCTAAGATGGATTGCTTCCACAAAGTAGCCGCTGCTGAGCCTCTCTTTTCCTCTGTCTCGCCCGACACTCAGGCAGACGGCGAGTAGGGGCTTGCAGTGATTGACGTCGTGAGAGATACGGAGGGCATTCGATTGGCTTGCATCGAGATCTTCGAACAGGAGTTCCAGACGGGGATGATTCAGCGGTCTCTGGAGGGAGCGAATGAACAGACTCGCGAGCGGCTGATGCGCTCCGTTCCTCCACTGACGATATCCCCCGGCTATGAGCGTGCAGCTCGTCATCTGATGGGGCTCGACAGCCAGCGCGAGGCCGGACTCCCCATGACAGGCCTCGCCAACTGGGAGGGCAACGGCCTTGTCGCATTGTTTGAGGCTCGACTTGCGCACCATGCGAAGCATCCCGAGTGCTCCCGCTGCAAGGTCAGGTTAGTCAGCCGATTTGTTCCTGAATGCCCCAACTGTGGCGCAAAGTTCACGAGGAAAAAGTAATGGCAGCGCCTAACGGAAGTTCGGACGTACAGATCACGATCAGGGTTGTCGATCAGAACTCTGGTCAAGTCATCAATCAGGTCGTAAAGAATCTGGAATCGCTGGGTAACGCCGGTGCGACGGGCGGCAATAAGCTCGCAGACGGCCTGAAAGAGGCTGGCACCGCTGGCACCACTGCCGGTCAGACAATCACCGAGGGGCTGGGAGCTGCAGGGGCGGCGACAGCAGAGACGACCGCCGAGGTAAGGAGCCTGTCTCTTGTAATCGGAGAACTTGCCGGTACAGCGATAGGGATGGGGGCCGCGCTGGTTGCGGCGTTCGCAGTGAGTCAGGTAGTAAAGCTCATCGACGACGTAAAGAATCTCGACGCTGCATCGCAAGCGTATGAGAAAACTCTGCAGCGGATTCGAGAACAGGACTATACGCAGCCTCGTGATACAGAGACAGCGAGACTACGTTTTCAGCAGTCTGCAAGTGCCGCACAGCAGCGTTCCGCTCAGATCCGCGATATTCAGGAGAGGGATGCATGGGATTGGAATCCCGTCCACAACTTCAAGAATGTCTTCCAAGAGAAGACGCTCAATGACGAGCAGGCGAAGTTCGATCAGCAGCGCGACAAGCTCGGGACGTCAAACATCGACGAAACCCATAAACAGCGTCTCGAACAGATAGAACTCAACCATGCGATGGACTCTACGTTCGCAGGGCAGCAGAAGATCAATGCTGCCCTGCAGAGGCAGCGCGAGATCAATGCCGAAAACCGCAGATATACCGTCGAAACAGAAAGATATCCAGGCAACATCGTCGCGCCCAATGCGGGCGCTTCTGAGCAGCAGCGTCGGGATCAGATAGCACAGCAGGAGGCCGCCGCTCAGACAATCCAACTAAATCGTGATTCGAATCTTGCAATCATGCAATCGAATGATGCTCGCGTTCAGGCCAGTCTTACTGGCGAGGCCCTTTATTACCAGAAAATGCAGGATGATATTCGCGAGATGACGGTCCAGTTGACCAATGCAGGCCGGGCAGCCGAGATTCCTGCGCGGGTTCGCGAGATCAACACACGTTTTATCGAGGACAGCAGTGAACGCTGGGTAAAGGTTCAGAACGATGCAGCTCTTGCAATACAGCATTCATCGGCAACCGGTCTCACCGGGCAGGCACGGCTCGATGCTCAGCACGGTTACCAGATCAATCAGATCAACAGCAACCGGCAGCTTGCGGAGAATCCCGATCTCGCCTCGCAGGAACGTAAGGCCTCGAATGACGCATATCTTCAGCAGTCAGAACAACTGCAGCAACAGTTCAATGACCGCATCGCCCAGATGGATTCCGGACGCACCAATCGCTACATGAGCGAGAACGACAAGATTGCTGCAGCTACACAGCGAACTGTCGACACGATCACAAAAGCATGGGATCAGGCATACGGTCAGCTCGATCCTCTCGATCAGCGCCGCGTTCAGAGCTATACAGCCCTGCAGGGTGAGATTGTGAGAATCCAGCAGGACGCGGATCGGCAGCGGAGGGAGTCCTCACAGCGTCTTGAAGATGAAACCGAACGGATGGAGCGGGAGGCAAATCGCACAGGTTTGCCAAGGGAGCAAGAACAGACACAGGCTATCGTCGACGAGTATCAGGAGCGCTACCAGCGTCTTGAGGAGCTTCGCGCCAAGGACTCGGACAATGCGGACAAGTATCGACGTCAGGAGGCAGCCGCCCAGCAGATCATGAATGGCAAGCTGGTGGACCAACAGCGTGCGCTGGCTGATCGGCTTACCAGCACGTTTCAAGGATTCTTTGATAATCCCCTGCGTGCTCTGCAGCGCGAGGGAGAGAGGATCATCGCACGAACGGCAGCCAACTTTTTCGCCCGTGCCGTAGGACCAGGCGCAACCGGATCGAGCAGCGGGATCGGCGGCGGCCTCTTCCGTGGCACCTTCTCCAGCGGCCTTCGACTTGGCAACTTGTTTGGCGGCTCGGGGACGGCACACCCCAGTGCTGCCGCAAGCGCTGGCATCATCGCGCAGAGCAACACGACGCTGCAGGCCGCGACCGCAACGATCCATGTCGACAGCGCCATCATCACCGGGATCGGCGGCACCGGAGCCTCGCCGATGGCCTCCAGCGGCACTCTAGCTATTCCGGGGCTATCTCAATCGGTCAGCCAGCTTACGAACTCGCTCGGCAGCTCGGCGGGATCGGTCGGCAGCTCGACGACGGGATCGGTCGGGACAAATGGTGCCTCGTCGCCCAGCTCGACCATTCAGGCTTACCAGCAGTCACAGGCCGCACCGGGCTCTTCCGTCGTGACGGATGCGTTGCAGCAAGTTCCGAAGATGACTCAATCGGTCTCAGACCTCGGGAAGTCGCTCGGCGTAGGAAGCTCGACGCTCAGCAAGGTTCCGGGCGTGAAGGCCGTCGGTGGAGCACTGAACTCGAAGACAGGTCAGCAGCTCCTTGGGGTCGCTGGTGACTCACTGGGTGTATTCAGCGCGGTCATGGGCAAAGGTGGTGTTGGTGGAGCATTCCAGGGAGCGCTCTCGGGAGCAAAGCTGGGTGCGCAGATCGGCGGTCCAATCGGAGCTGCCATCGGCGCGATAGGTGGCGGCATTGTCGGCCTGTTCGGATTCGGTGCCAGAGCGAAGGCAGCGCAATATGACAAGACTCAGGTGCGGCCTCAGATGCAGAACGAGCTGCAGTCATACGAAGCCGGGGCAACAGACTACCAGACTGCTTATAACGATCTCGATTCGCTGAGCCGCGAGGCGAAGATTCAGACACGGCAGTTCGGTTCGGGCGGCGAAGGCTACTGGAACGACACCATCGCACCGGAGATCAAGCAGGCACAGGACAGGCTCACTCGCGAGGAGAAGGCGGGCCGTAGCCAGTTTGGATTCTCGGCGGCTCAGTTCCATAGCGGCGGTGTCATCAGCGACTTCGGCTCACTGGCGACGTCACCCACTGAAGGGTACGTTCACGCGAAGATGGGTGAAGTTGTGCTCAACGAGCAGGCCGCCATGAGTCATAGCGACGTGGCCATGATGATGAACGCTGGCGCGACGCGTAGCGACGTTGCATCTTACCTCGGCGGCGGAACGACGACAAAACAGGCTCTCAGCTCGCCCGCAGATGTAAATCTGCACTTCCACTCAATGGATGCGAAGGGCGCTCGTCAGCTCCTGATGGATAACAAACACGTTCTGCGTGCGGCAGTGAATGCCAGCTACGACGAAAACTCCGGAGGATTTGACGGTGTCTGA